TCACCTAAGAATCTTAATACCATAGCAAATGGAAGTAGCGCTATGCCCGTAATTATTAAGGGTGGTGATAACGTTTCAGGTGGAAACAGTGTAACAAATAATAGTAACACTACAATTGTAAACAACACTTACGATCCAGCCAAATCACTAAACGCTGCACCAAAATAAAAAAGGGGCCGAAGCCCCTTTTCTTTAATCAGCTAGATTTTTAAAGAATGCCAAATCGTCGTCATCGTCATTAGCAAATGCTGATGTAGACGGAGATGGAGCTTCCTCCATTGTAGGAGATGCGCTTTCTCGAAACTTCGGAGTGAAGTCCATCTCAGCCACATTGTCGTCCTCAGCGGTAGTTGTGGGTGCTGCGGCACCGCCGTCAAGGCCAAGCACTTTATAGAGCTTAGTCTTGAGTTCTTCATATGATTTGAAGTTTTTAGGATCGACAATTTCTTGCAGAGAATGCTGTTTATTCCAAATAGACTCAAGTTCTTCGTCACCCATTGGCGAGCCATCTGGTTTTGTTACTACTGCTGGTGCAGCAAACTCTGACTTATCATAATTGCGGTAACCTTCAACATTACGTGCTTTCAATTTGAAATCAGCACCTTCCCAAAAATCAAATGGGTTGATCGCTTCTTCATCCTCGAATTGAGGATTCATCATATCGTTTAGTTTGTCAAAGATTTTCTTACCAAATTTATATTTGAATACTTTACCTTCGTTTTGTGGATTGGAAGGATCTTTTACGACATAGATGTTTGCATGGAAACCAAGACGACGCTTTTGTTTACGCGCAATATCTTTGTCGGATTCGATACCTGAGTTCCAAAGCTTAGAGTTATGCTCAGAAACTGGATCATCTTGGCCAATAGTGGTCAATGAGTTCTCAATGTACCAGCCACCTGGACCTTGAAAGCCATGATCCCAGACTCGAACAAATGGCATGTCTTCGCCTTGTGGAGCAGGTAGAAAACGAATAACAGCATAACCATTACCGGCTTTATCGACTTCGAGTTTCCAATACTCGTCGTCACCGGATGGACCTGCTGAATTCATATTTTGTAGTTGGGAATTGAGTTTATCAAACTCTTTAGAACGGGCTTGCTTAAGTGCTGCAAAAGATGTTGGCATATTTGTATCTCCTTATATGCGATATGTTACGGTGTATAGCGTTATATTAACTTGTTTGTTTAAATTTGTCAACCACAATTTCCTTCATTCTGTTTTTGTCAAATTCTAGGAACGGCGAATAGTCGTTCACTAATTTATTTATACTTGGAAACACTATAGTGTCGGTAATATTTTTAGTCCAATACCGAAAACATTTTGTAAGTTCATTCAATATCACTAGTGTTTCCAAGCAAATCCTACGTTGATTATACAACTGTAGGAGGCGGGGATGTTGCCCACCATCAACGAGAATATTCGAATCAAAATCCTCGTTGAATTCATTGAGGTCTAATTGAAAAGTACGCGTTAAAGATTGTTTACGCTTCAACCATTCCTCATAATTCTTATAAGCTTTATCCTCTAACATGTCACCAATCCACATTCCTGGTTCAACTAACATATTTGCAAGGATAAGATCCTTAGCTTCTGGTTTCTTTGAGAGTTTATAGAAAAAGAATTTATCTTTACGATTCTCAAAGCTCATCACATTCGCTTTTACTTTACCATTATACTTTTTAAAATCATAATTCGAAGTAAAGTGTCGTTTCATGGCAAGGTAATACACGTATATGTCATAAGCATCTCGTGTACTATATAATTTTGTCATATTGGAAGTCGCGATGTTTTCTCTAACATGTTAAGTTTTTCAGCGTCTTCTCGTACCATAGCTTTTAAGATAGGAGAACGCCGTACGATTTCACCAATGAGTTCTACCTCAAGGTCGTGTTTATCTGCGTAATGGGCAAGAGCATCAAGAAAAGATACATCATCATTTACCCATTTAGCTATTTCTTTTAATATCTGCTCAGCCTTCAAATCTTCCATCAACTTTCTTCGTATTTAATATGTTTAATATGAGAGTTTGCTTTTATACTACCACAAGTTTTACAATAATGTACGTTCACTGAATATTTGTGAGTACCAAACATTACGTATGTAGTTCCACTTGTTATATCCACTTTATCACAACAACCTAATTTTGTCAACTGGAATCTTCCTCTTCACGTGTTTTATATTGCCATTCGTCTGTATGACCTACAGACCACTTAGGCTCGGTTTCAACTGCATAATTTTGTGTACAAACTTTAAAGTCGGGCTTTAATAACTTATTAGGCGTTAGGGAGCTATCTCGCCAGAGAACCCTATTATTAGGCTGAGCAGCGAATTGACCATTGTCGAGTCTAATAACGTTAAATGATTTGTGCTCAGGATCGTGCTCTGAGAAGTTGGTGTTAAGGATGGAAGTATCGCGGTGACAATTGTCGATGGTGAATTCGTATTCACCGGCATGCATACGTCGATCTTTTCCAAAAAATTCACATCGTGACAGGATTGGTTTATGGACAACGGTAATGTCATAATCAAAACAATCCCAAAGCTGTAGAACATCAAGCGGAAGTAATTCGCCATGATCTGTTTTCCAAACAAATGCTGAGATAGGAAGTTTATCATAGAGTGCGCCATAGTCTGTTAAAAGCGTTTCGAAATATAATGCTTTATATTGTACGCTTTTGACACTAATCCAAATGCCTGGCGTGAGTTCTCCCCAATCGGGATGGTCTGGATCTAGATCATAAAGGTATTGTTTTAAAACATAAACGCTAACTGGTGGTAGCGGATGTACTAAAAAGGCCATACTAACTCCAAGTCAATTAAGGTGGGGAGCTAACCGTGGCTCCCCGCGGATGCGTTACGGCATCACCCGATACTAATATATATTAGAACTTGAAAGTGGCACCGACGACTACGTCTGACATATCTTCTAGCTCAAGGTCATAACCAGTTTCAGCATATACTTCTAGGTTATCCCAGATAGACTTTGAAACTTTAAAGTCTAGTGTTGGCATTTCATCGCCTAGAACAAAATCGTCGTTATAGATTGATAGTTCTGTAGAAGCAGTTAGGTCTAAACCCATTAGGCCATAACCAATTTCTGGTGTGCTTGTAAGTGTCATGTTTTCTGCATCGACGTTATATTCAGCAGTTGTTTCTACACCCCAAGTAATTCCTGTGGCACCGATTTCGTTAGCAGCAACACCGGTTGCAGTGATCATAGCGGCAGCAGCAATAGCAGCAAATTTCATTTTTATTTTCCTCTGTTAAAATTAATAGTACCACTTTTCTGTTGCTAGGTAAGTGGCCAACCCCCTGTGTTATGCCGCTAGGGCGTAACCAGATGGTGCAAAGTTATCGTTTGCATTTGTAAAGTTTGACCGAATAACGTAGGTCAACACGGCAATCTCCACTCAACTAGCTCGTTCGTCGATCCTATTTCAGCCCCATCAAAAACACACTTTATAGTGTTCTTATGGTGGAGCTGTGGGGTACCGCCCCCCAGTCCGATCCGCATTCATTTTGCTTCAACGATTACAAGATAATTTATAAGATGCTTAAGCATAATAACCATATACATTTATAAATTATCTCTTTGTTACATTTTTGTCACGGCCACCTTTACGACGCCCGTAACCAAGTCTTTTCATTATTTTATTTCTTTCTTCATCACTATATCGTGACCAATTAGAAATTTCGTCAATAGTTCGCTTACACCCCATGCATATACGAGTGTCTTTGTCTATTTTACAGACTGATATGCATGGGGTGACGTACATTATTTGTAAAAGATATGCGAATCGATTTGATCAACCATCGCATACTGTACAGCCCAATAAGGTTTTACGTAATCAGCATGATACATAATAGAACCTTTTGTTGGATCAGACTGATTTGTTGCATATTCAATAAGAGCTTCAGCAGCTACCTTTTGAGCTTTTGCCCAAGCACGTTGTTCTACTACATTATTTGCTGGACGATCAGCTTTACCATCATGCGTCCAAGAGAACTGACGAGGTTGCCATACTACATCACAAATAGTGTTTGGATATTTACTATGCTCCATACGATTAAATGTAACCCAAGCTACAGCTTTTTGTCCTTTTTCACTTTGATTACGTGCTTCGAAAAAAATGTTTTGAGTTAGGCAATGACGCTGTTCAGCATCAAACGTTTCAAGAGCGACTTCGACTTTTTGCTTACCATATTGATAAGCGCCTGTCATAACCATTGAAGCCGCTACGGCCGTGTTCATAACAATAGATAAAACCATTTTTCTACTCATTTTAGTTGCCTCAAGTTTTCTTTATAGTACTAATATAAGTATTGTTTCAGTAAATGTCAATAGTTATTTTTCTTTTATTTCAATTATTTCTAAATGTAACAACCATGTCATAGTAAGTGTTGTTGCATTAATTGTAAGCCAAGGCAAACAAAAGATAGCGACATAAGCATATGGAAATGGTAGAAACATAAAGACTGTTATGTTACTTACTGAATTGACAAAGAAAGCTGCAGTTTGTTGCATTAGCAATTCTCTATCGTTAGAGATTAACTCGCTTTCAGTGAGACCAGCCATAGTTTGAAATACTACAAGGTAGTAAAATATAAAGCTGAACGATAATTGAATAGCTGCAACAATATAGATTGCTTCAGTATAAGAATAAACTGTGCCAGCTAACAACAATAGCAATAGGGAAATCTTAAGGTACATATCATCTCTTTATGTAAGGGAGGGTGCTAGAGGCTTGTGCCTCTAGCTATTATTTATTCACCAGTTTTTTACGATAGGCAATCTTTCAAAATGATTAAGCTTACCATTTATACGTTTAACTCGAGTTGTGCGTGTAACATATTCATTACCATTTATATCTTCATGGATAATTGAACACTTATTAGCTTTTTTAAATGATAAATTTTTAAAAAAGATTGCACCTTTATTAGACACAAGCGATGGCACTTGTGTCTTTCTTCTTTCAATTTCAGCTAATAATTCTTCGGTAGAATACTGTTTCATAATTTACTCCTTAAGCAGCTTCTGCCATTTCAAGTGCAAGCTCAAGTGCATCAACTTTCATCTTGCGGTTATAACCATACCATGCAGATTGCATACGAGTATCGGCTGTACGACCAAGTTCATGATCAGTCATATAAGTGACAGCATTAAATGCAGTCCACCAGCTACCTTCAGCAAAGTTAGCACCTGGTTGTTCAATGACAACTTCCATTGCACGTTGTGCTGTGCGAGAAAGTTGCTCAGGATCTTTCTTTGACATACCCATTAGGTGGCCAAAGTATTGCTTCATTGTATCTTCAGTAGTACGACGAGAGCCAAGAAACTCAGCCATCTCTTTATACTGTGACATTTTGAAGTGAGCGATACCCATCATTTCTTTGACTGCATCAGCATCAAACTGTGAGCGGTGGTTAACCTTTACAGCAGCTTGACCTTGTTGTTGCAATGATAGAGTAAGAGTGTTATTGCATACAACACGAATAGGAGTAAAACGAATGTCGATTGTTTTACCATACTGATGTGGATTGCTGAATAGCATATAGCTTTCAACTTTATCACCATTAAATAGTTCAAAGTCATCGTCAACTTTTGCAAGAGCCCAGATGATTTCACCATCTTTGAGAGAACCAGCGGTATGCATTTGCATTTGACCACGTTCTACAAACTCAGCAAAGAAATCAAATGCTTCTTCGTTTTGTACTGGATGCCAGTTCTTACCAACTTGAGTAAGTACTTTACCATCAGTTTCACGGACCAAAGCCTTTTGACCAGTAGGTGTACGCTTACCATTGAATTCAACAAAGGACTCGATTTCTTGTACACGCCAGTCTACGCCTGCAGCTTTCATCATTTCAGCTGGTGCAATATCTGGATCTACTTGAGTACCAAGACCGTGCCAAGGTAGATCACCAACATAAGCCATTTGCGCTTGACCGTTAATCATTTCCAATTCATGTGCCATAATATAAACTCCGTTTTTGATTTACTGATACCAGTCTAAACCATTTTGAAAAGAATGTCAACTACTTTTTTAAATTAAAATGATAAAAAGTAGAAAAAACATTACAAAATAATAAAGCAACGCTGCTTTGATTATAAAGACTAAAGCCTTAATCATCCCCAGTCCTTACGATCTTCTTCATTATCATAACCATAACGATAAGCTTCAATTTCACCTTCCGACATGCTTTCTTTTCCAACACGCTCAGACTGTAATGAATCTCCAACATAATAGTGAGGATCGTATGCACGACCATAGTAAGCATCTGCGCTACCACGATCTTGTGGACTACCGTGACGAGGAATTTCATCAGTTATGATCATGCCATCTGCATAAGTATTAGCTATTCTTCGCATTATCCTTGCTCCTTAATTGCATTGAATAGAGACTCTGGAATTACACCAAGACCAAGTGCACGCCGTGGTGCACAATAATCTTCGTAAGTTGCATATTCGATTGCTTCTTTCAAGTGACCCATTGACATTATGCTACCTCCTTGAAGCCAACCATACCAACTTCGTATTCTTTACCATCGATTTCCATACGATCAAATACTGAAGTAGAACGAAGACCTAGACCATCTTCACGCTCAACAAGTACAGTAACATCGTCGTTAGCATCCTCACCGATCTTTTTAGACCAGCTACCCATTACGTTGTTAGTCCAACGGAAAGCATACTCAAGAACATCAGTTGCGTTATGTCCATCTGGAAAATTAACCTCAGCAACAGGTGTGAAACCTTCTACGTTACCTGTGATTTCGTTGCGATTCATGTGCTTTACGATGACTTTCATAACATTCTCCGTTTTTCCTTATAATATTAATCTAATACTTGTAACGGCAAATGTCAATAGCTAAAATGCATTTTTTTCATTTTTATTGCATTTTTTTTCTATCTCATTTTATCCTTTGAGATAGCCTGCTGTTTAGAAGTCGAAACATCCATCTTATCGCGAATTCTTCCATAGCCAGCCATTACTTCATCATGACCTTCGGTTTGTATTTCCATCATCATCTTCATGATTTCCATACCGTCTCGTGGACGAGATCCCATATGTTCAGTTACAAATTGTAATGTTTCGAGCATTTGATCATGCTGAATTTTTAAATCGCGATAAGCGGCTAAAGCCGTTACTTCTTTTTGTAAAGCGCTTTGGCCTTTCAGTTTCTTTTCTAAATCATTAATAGCTTTTTCTGTCTTTTCCATGTTTTCTCCTATGCTACTTTAAACCATTCTGGAATATCACGCTTTGTCCAAGCCATTTTAAATCGACCTTGCTTTGTTTGATAAAAAGCACGATAAGATTTTACAACATCTTCAAACATACACTCAGGATTTGATTTCATAGCAAGAGGTTGCTGAGTCTTATAACCAATTGGTATATTTTTTGGTAGTTGATATAGCGCGTCTCGTAGTAACGTGTCAGTGCCATGCACCTTGTCATAACGATATGTATACTCATCACACAATGCTACAAAGTGAACATAATGCCAATTGTAATTATTGTTAGATTGCATAGTCCATACAGTACATGGATGATACATGTGTACAGCTTTGTAAAACGTATCTTCCCGTTCGTCTGGTAGTTTCCAATACTTTACCATAGTTTTACCAGATTTAGATGGTCTACGTTCTTCAATACCATCAAGCATACGGTGTGCTGTCGATAGCATTTGAGCAGACTCAACAATCATTTTGACAACGTGTTTATCACATTGCAATTGAGCGGCTTTGACTGGATCTTTATCAAGTATAAACAGATTCATATATACACCTTAAGTTGTTTTGATAAGAATATTCTATCACAGTTATTTGAGAATGTAAACCGTTTATTTATCTCGAACATATTCAGTTTTAAACATACCTTCTGGTTGATCTAAAGCAGCTATCATATCTTTAAACATTTTAGGAGTCATCATAATAAGATCAGCACCAGTATCTTCTGAGTTAAACTGTCGA